GTAAAGAAGTAAGAAACAGAATAAAAAAGAAACTTCCGAATGGTTGGACAAGGAAAGCTTGTGAAGAATATAATGGTTTATGGTGTTATTACAATGAAGAAACTAATATTGTTCAGTGGGAAAATCCTTCTGAATAAATGAAATATTTAATCAGTAATTATTATTTTTTATCTGTAAAAAAAATTTAGTATATCCCAATCAACGAAGCTTGCAACACAGAGGTTACCACTCTCCTGCCGAAATTAATCTGCTCGGGAGTTTAGGTGACATGATTATCTCACTCTGATTAGAGAAACTCTAATCCCCAGTAAAGGGACTCGCACTGAGGCGAGTTATTAGCTCCGGAGTTTATCCCCGGTTTAAGTTGATGGGTATTGTCTGAGTTCGGGCAACCAAAGGCATCCCACTCACACATCCTACATTCCTAGCATACTAGCATTGTTTTTTAGGGTGGTCCTCAATATGAGAGACCAGCTAGCACCCATTAGGAGGGTGCGACCTGGAAAGCGGATACGCCCCTGGATCATTTTATTCACGAGGGATTCAATATTAAGGCTACATGCCACAAGAGCCCATACTCGGTTTCACTCTATTTTTGTGCCCATAATCACCAATAGGGTGTTGTATATTTGGTCTTATACATATGGGAATGTCCCCGACCATCGTGGTCAGCAACCTACTCAAGAGTTCATCGCCGGCGACTAGTATGATCATCGTCTCGTCCTTTTGTGTCTACTGCTGCCGCTCCTCTTAGCGACTGGACTATAGCAGCGCCCGTTTATCCACCTTAGGACTCACCTATCAAGATGGGGCAGAGCATATTGCGGGGAGATGACACATCATCCCCTTTTAGCGGGCCATCAGCCCGCCCGAGGCTACGTGATGTCCGAAGACATTATAAATTTAGATTTAATATAGTTAAAAGCGAAGAAGCTAAGACTCACAAAACTGCGAGTTATTTGGTTTTGAAACTAATGAATATTTAAATTCATCAAATCAAATTTATGAACCCGCAAAAAAAAATTTTCATATATTGGATCTATTATAGAAAAGTTCCTAATGCCATAGCTTGTTGGGGATTAAAAAATTGTTCGGGCTTTCCCACCATACCATGAAACCAATGTCTTCTACCAGAATCATCGCAAAACTCAACCCGGAACTTATATTTATAATCTCTATGAGGAAAAATATCATTATATGTATATAATTTGCCGTTCCAATTGTTATCGTGACCATAGAATTCTTTCAAATATTCAGTGATATCTAATTTCGGTTCGCCATGCTTCCATATTTGAGCAAGAGTCATAATAGGTCCTTTATATTTCTTATAGTAATCTGAATCTATCATTTATATTTAAAAAATTGATAATTAGTTTTAAATATAAATCAATATAAAATATATATTATGGAAGAAACTAAGAAATATCTTTGGATGAATTTAAGAGATCAATCAATCCAAGACATATATGTTTATTTAAACGAAGAAGGGAAAGAAATATGGGGTAATACTGTAACAGATAGCTCAACGGAAAGCCCCTATAGTGAAAATAGTATTTATTATAATCCAAATAATATTTGTAAAGGACAGGCAGTAAAATATGTAAGGACTATTAAGAAAGATTTATTTCATATATAATTCTTTGGTAGAGTAATTATGTGGATATTCATTAAAAATGTCAATAAATTCATCATCTATATAAAATTTTAAATTTTGATCACAAATAGATTTATCACATTTACTGGTCCATTTTCTATATTCTAGAATAGGTTCACCATCGGTATCATATCCTTTTATTTCTTTTTCTTCGTATAAATATTTAGATAAATATTTTAATTTCCCTTTAACACCTCTTACACTCCCATGCCCTCTAGCGAAATGTTTTAATCTCCATTCGCATTGCATAGCCGATTTCATGTCTTGAAATCCATCAATTATTAATACAGGATACCATTGATCCCTCTTGCTTGTATATCGTGCACCACCCTTGATTTCACCATTGTGCTGACGTAATCTCTTGAAAATATCATTCGTCATACCAACATAAGAATATTTTTCACATCTCAAAAGATAAACAACATACATTTAAAATAATATAATTATACAATATTTAAATGAATTATAATTCTGAAACATGTATCATTTGTTTTAATTCACATAGAGGACCCACTAAGCTATTTTGCGGACACACTTTTTGTAATGAATGTATAGTAAACTGGTCTTCTCAATCAGATAAATGTCCAATTTGTAGGCAAAGTTTTAATTTAGAAGTCACGCATAATTATAGTACAAGACAAAATTATCATATTCAAAATAAAGAAATTATTATGAATAAAATGAGGGATTTTTTAGATCATTTTACATGGTTATGTTTAGAATACGAAGAAAAAGTGAAAAAGTTTGATGAAATATTAACATATATTTATGAAAATAAAGAACTATTAAAAAATAAAAAATTTAAAAATGTTGTATTAAACAAGATAGATTATCTAAAAAAAGAAGATGAATTTATAGGATATTATTGGTCTCAAAAAATATATTAAATACTATTTAAAATTTGATTTATTTAAATAATATAAATTTATTTCAAAATAGATTTAAAATGAGTTCGGTTACAGTAGCTAATATGAATTCAGTTACACAGGATAGCATTCAGGTAAAAGAAATTGAAAAATATTATAATGATATCATTGAAAATCTCCGTTTAAATTTACAAGTAGCAGAGAATCGTATTAGAAGACTTCAAGATAGTGAATTTAAACTTGAAAGTGAAATAGAAGATCTTAAAGAACAATTATCCCAGATAAAAAATAATTAATAACTCAAACCATATTTAATCATGTATCCCAGAGACAAATTCGGCTTATCTAGAACGGCACTAACTATCTCATCACCTATAAATGTGAATATATTATTATGATAATTATACTTTTGTATCAATTGTTTACATGAAACACAACAATAAGCCGGTTTTAAATCACCACATTTACCCCATTTCCATATATAAATTTGAAGATTACGATTTTTTTTATATCTTAAATATTCTAATGCCCTCTGTTCCGCATGTATAGATGTTTTATGATGATTACAACCACACGGACGACTTGATCCAGAATATACTATGATTTTTTTTCGTTTATCATATATCATGTAATGAACAGCTACTTTACATGTTTCAATTGAGAACAATCTATGGAAATTATTAGGAAATTGTTTTAATTGTATATTTGGAAATTCTAATTTTACCATCTTATCATATCTGTTTAATTCATTAAACTACATTAAATAATCAAATTTTATATTATTTTATTCAAATGATATTACATATTCTTGTTTTTCTTTACTCATTGGACTTTTAAGATAATCTTCATTCGCATAAAATAAGCGGTAAGTCATACATTTATCCCCTTTAATACTTTTTTCCATTCCGATACATTTATAATGATGTATTTTTACAAACTGTCGTAATATTGTAATACATTTCTTTTCATTTAAATCTGTTAGATACTTTTTACTTTTACAAGGAATATAATATTCTTCTAATTGGTCTTTTAATTCTGATATTTTTTGTACTGTATCAATATCTTTCATGTGTTCTTTTGTGAATATGCGTGTATCTTCAATATCATCTAAACCAAATGCCTCTAAGATAGCTTGAATAATCTGTAAATCAGGAACAATTTTAAATAATTGATTTTTGGGCATTCGATACTATTATTAATATAAATAAAATGATTTTTAAATAATAACTAATAAACTTCTTCAACAATAAAACATATTTTATCGTTATCATTGAATATAATAATATATTTATCATCCCCTTCGGTTAATGTCATATAATGTTTCATACCATTATATTTTTTACTTATCATGCTAATAATTTCATTTAAATTTTGATATGATTTAGGTTCTAAAACCGAAATAAATCATCTTCATAATAATACTCAATTACAAGATATTTAGTCATTATAATATTTTAATAACTATTTTTTTTAGATTATTTTTCTTACTGCCCTTTTTTACTCTTTTATTTACTCTTTCGTTTACTCTTTCGTTTACTCTTTCGTTTACTCTTTCGTTTACTCTTTCGTTTACTCTTTCGTTTACTCTTTCGTTTACTCTTTCGTTTACTCTTTCGTTTACTCTTTTTTTGTTTCTTTTTCATAGCTTTTAAATATTGATATATCTTTTGTTTTATTTCATCATCTACTTCAGGTAAATCACCTTCTTCTTCTCTTTTTTTATAAGAATATTCGGTTTTTAACATTTTTTCGGCATTTTTCATATCATTAATAATTTTTAACGTCCAAGAACATTTTTCATGTTCTTTTATTTTACGTTTGTCATCACCTTCGTAATATCCAGAACCATGCCCTGTTGGGTCTTCTGGTGCTGGTTGTCCGAAATACCAAACATTTTCACTATGATTTTTACCCAAAGATTTTATTTTTGAGATAATATCACTATATGATATACCCATCTCCTGTAACTCTCTAACCATTTTTATTACACCCCCCTTTTTAGAAGCTAATGTTTTTTCTAGATCAGTTTCAGTCTGTCTTTCATCATTATAGTATTCTAAATATGTTTCAGATTCTATATCTGCTAGCCTTTGAAATAATCTTTCTATTTTTTCTGACTTACTCATTATATATATAAAACAAAAAATTTGATTTAAATATATTTTGTGAAAGTAAAAGTAAATACTGCTAATCATGGGATTCCAAAATCGTAAATTCCAACACTACAAAAAGAAACAGGTTCAAGAACCGAAACCAGAAATAAAAGAGAAAAAGGCACCTAAACATGATATATATTCAGCAGCGCCTTGTTTCTCCAGTGAGTGTGGTATGTGTGCTAACTGCTGTAGGACACACGATTCATCAAAAGAAGATGAACGCGAACGAAGATACAAAGACATGTCAAAGATTATGGGTAAAAATCTAATTGAAGAGTATAGAGAAGTTTACAATAAACGATTAAATACATGGTGCAAGAGTAAAGGTTACATCGATCCGTTCTTATATGGATACGCTAAGGAAAAGATTAAAGTGAATTCAGAAATATACACATTATGTAAAAAGGTTCATAGTGATGTATGTGATGATCCTTATTGTAGAGCATTGTATACTTCAACCGATGAATATACACAAAAAACAAAATATAGTAAATATCCGATTTATACGAGTGATACACGTGATATCAAATTATGTGGAGTTTGTATTGATAGGATGTAAGGATAAATAAATGTTCTTATTACGATTAAAATATGATTAAAATTTGATACTTCTTTTTTATCTTTCATTAAAATAAAAGCATTGACTGAAAGATCTTTTAACGATGAACAAGTTGGATACTATTCATCCGACCGAGATTTACCCTGATTATTTGGTTGATCCCTCTATTATGGATAGTATTTTTGAAGAAACCGAAGAAAAAAGAAAGGTAGTATATTATGGTTATACAGATACAAATCATCATACGGATTTCATCAAGGATATCTCATCTTCATTCCTTACCATGAATGGTCACAAACACAATCCCGATATCTGGTATATGGATGTGATTCGTTACAATCTACAAGATGAAGAGAAGCGTGTGAAGAGTGGTTTAGCTTGGCATGTTGAGAATGATAATTATCCCAATGTGATTACTGTATTAATGTATTTGAGATTAGATGAGGGGATCATAGATGGAAATCTTAGATACAAAGACAAAGAAAACGTAAAAAAAGTGTTAGATATTAAGAGCGGGACAACAGTTATTATGGATGGAAATGTCCCTCATAAACCACAGGATCCTTATGGGACAGGGAAAAGAGATTTAATCATTATCAGTTTCAAGAAAGATTAGAATCATCTTCTAATTAATAATATCATATAATTCTTTCCCAATTTTGAAATTAATTTTATCTGAATTATTTTCTAACCATTGTTGAGCTTTTTTTCTAACATCTTCTTTTTCAACGAGTTTGATATTTTCTTCCATTAAAATTTTATTTTTTTCTACTAAATCTTTCATATCTTGTAATTCTTTGAGTTCTTTGTATTGTTTTAATTCCCAGTTTAACTTATTTTCTCTTTCTCCAAACATTTCAATCGTATTTTGATGGGATTGTCTTAGTTTAGTTATATGAGGTGGTGTTTTTATTTCTATATATTTCACAAATACACTTGCCGCGCTGTTTAGTTCTTGTTTATCATTTCCGTTCCATCCTAAAATACAATATTTTTCAAGTATGTTTTTAATATCTTCTAAAAATATTTCAGGTGTTATATTGGAATATCCTAAAAATGTGAAAATACTACCACTGGGATTCGCGTATAAGTCATCATCGCAAATTATTTCACCCCCAAATACATGTTCTTTAAATTCAGTTGAAAATGATACTTTATTTTTTTCACCGAGTGGATTATAAACATCATCTCCTTCTTCACTATAAATTTTTAAATTATAAGGTGTAAATAATTTCCGTAAATCATTTATAAGTTTATTATATTCTCTGTAACCTAATTTCCCCACTTCACTCGGACCTTGTGGGCCGAAATCCCCATAAAATTCCCAATCAGTCGTCTCTTCACCTATTACTTTTTCATAACATGTACCATACACTTTATATTTCTGTTTAGGATATTTCTTCTCAAAATATTCTACGAGAGAGTAATTAATATTTTCCATATCTTATAATTATATTTATCTAATCAATTCTTTAAAATAGATTATCAAATTTATAAATTTGATTTCTTATTCATTAAAAAAAATAAATAAAAAACAAACATGATTCGTATTTATCCTGAAACGATGCATAAAAGAGATGATGAAGAATATATTATTATGAAAATGGTAGCGTGTGGATTGTGTATATGTTCAGTTATGTGTATAGGATTAATTATAGTATTAACTTCTGTAATTGAAGATGATGGTTCATATTAAGCCCATACTCTTTATAAAAAAAATTTTATTTAAATAGATTATCAATTTGGCATTTTTTTATCAACGATAAGTATAAATGAGTATTATGGATCTATTTATTATTATTTTAATTATATTATTATTTTATCATGTTATGGGCAGTTGTTCTTGTCGAGTGGAAGGATTGAGTAAACCAACCTTCCCGGTCCAAAATGCCAGAACTAAAGCAGAAAGCGATTTATGTTCAGATAAATTTGATGAATTAAAGGGGTGTTGGGTAAATGAAGGCGGTAATAAAGATAATCCACCACCCGACTTCTTATGTTGGTATAACTCAATGGATAACAAATATAATGGCCATAGCAATGATGTTTCCATGTGCGAAAAAGCCCAATGCAAAGTTGATATAAATGATTATGTGGATATGTGTGTGTACCCAAAATAAAATTTGATACATTCATTAAAACAAATTAAATAAAACCCCTTTTTTCACTAAATTAATAGAAAAGGTTAAAGTATAAATTAAACGAATGTAATACTGGATAGTTGAGGAGTATATCATAATTTTCATTAGTGTGTAAATCTATTACAGTTTGATAAAAATCAGGTAAATAATCACAATTTTCATCATTTAAAATAATTAATAGAATAATTCTATGATTTCAATTGTTTTATCTGTGATATTATCTACCCAATATTGAATAGTCCCCTTTATTGTAGCTATTCTTTGTTTCCATTCTTCTTCTTTTGTTTTAATGATTGTCATTACACCTTGTTTATTCAACCTCCAACACGATTTTATTATATTACCTTCTTCATCTATATATTTATCGGGATTAAATCTAATAAATACAATTGGTCTATGATGGACATCTTTTGATAATTCCATTAACCTTTTATTTTCACAAGAACTATCATAACTAGAATGCTTATCTTCATCAATTTCAACAATAATAATATGGGAACCTAAATCAAGTAATAGATCGGGTCTCCTTTTAGAACATCCATCCTGAATCTTTTTATCATGGACCCAATCAAAATCAGGATAAGTTTCTTTTATTCGGTCAACTACATCTTTTTCTTTTGTTTTGTAATTCCTCATAACTTTCTTATCGGGAAATAAATGCATAAAACAATGGAGACAATATCCTTCGTATTTTTTATTTCTTATTGTTTCACACCAAGAAGATTTACATAATTTATTACCACCACATGATATACAATAATCTTTCCATTTTCCGTGCTCACAAGCCCGATTACTACAATGAATACATCCATATTTTATTATTCCATGTTCACATTTTCTTTCTTTCTTTTTCATAAACTCTATGGAAATTTCATTATCAGGAAATAGTTCTATAAAGCACAATTGACAATATCCTCCATATTTCTTCTTATTGGTTGGATTCTTTCCACACCCTTCCCTTTTACATAATTGAGAACCTCCACATTCTTTACATCTATCTTTTCTTTTATTATGTTTACAGAATGCTGAACCACCACATTCTCTACATTCCCTCTTAATCTTATTATGCGGGCATATTTGAGATCCACCACATTCTTTACAATACCGTTTCTCTCTACCGTGTTCACAATACCCTATTCCACATTGTTTACAGGTTGATTTACATTTACCATGTTCACATATGGCGGATCCACCGCATTCTTTACAAATTCTTTTATTATTACCATGTTCGCATATACCTGAACCACCACATTCTTTACAAGAATATTTTATTTTACCGTGCTCACATATAGCGGAACCACCGCATTCTTTACAACGATCTTTCCACTTCCCATGTTCGCAAAATGCTGTGCCACCACATTCTTTACACCTAGCCTTCTTTATTCCATGTTCACATAGTGGATTTCTTTTTTTAATAATTTCTTTCACCAAATCATTTTCAGGGAATAGTTCTATAAAACACCCCCGACAATACCCTTGATATATTTTTTTGTATTTATGTTTGGTGCAATTAACAGCTTTACATAACCCCTTTCCACCACACTCTTTACAGTATTCTTTTTTTTTATTATGTTTACAGAATGCTGAACCACCGCACTCTTTACATCTTGCTTTCTGTTTACCATGGTTACAATAACCATCACCTCCACATTCCTTACAATAGTATTTTATTTTTCCATGTTGACATTTCCTATTTTTATTTTTAACTTTATCTTCTGTAATATATTCATCTAAATCATTGGATAAAAAATCCATTTATTACATTATATAATATTATTGAAGGTTGTTTAAATGAAAACAAAGATGGTTCATATTAAATATATAAACAATCTTGGCAACGCATAGTTATATCTTCTTCTATATAAGATTCTAATATCCCACATTTTTCACAATGATAACAATTCAGTGAATAAAGTGAATAAAAATCCAATTCCAGTCCATTATCAATATTTTCATTTGTATATAAATTAATTGTTTCTGTATAAAAATCGGGTAATAAATTACATTTTTTATTATTTAAAATATGATGGATTAAATCATCAATTACCTTTTCGACATTTGTGAATGAAATAGTATTAAATTTCGCAAAACATGTTTCAAATGCTATATTAATTCTATCTTCACACCACTTTCTATTTTTATTTTTTGTAATATTATCTAATTCATTAATAATTTTATCCTTACACCATTCTTCCCCTGAATTACAATAAAAAGCCCATCCACAACCGATTAATTTACTATACACTTGTCCAATCGGACAACTTGGTACTCTATATACAGCAAGTAATCCACTTTCTTTATCATTTAATATTTCTCTGATTTTTTCGGGGAATTCTTCATTTAGATTTTTTTCATATTTTTTATATTCATCAAAAGTTTTAGATATTTGAATAGGAGCAATATATCTATTATTATAACTTTTGATAGATTCATATTTTGATTGTAAATCAGAATATTCTTCATTTAATTTATCAATAACATTGATACCATGTGGTGTTTCATTATAATAATCTATAATTTGGGATTCCATTTAGGTAATATGATATCAAAATCTTTAATACCATA